AAAGAAGAAAGACAACGACAAAGGGTTAAAGAGCTACTTGAAAAGAGAAAGCAAAGGGAATCTCAAACTAATTAACAAAAATAAATTTTACAAAAATGGATATATCACAAAGAATATTGAGTGACATTACGGTGTACATGAAATACGCCAAGTTTCTTCCTGAGAAAAACAGACGGGAAACTTGGGAAGAATTGGTAACAAGAAACAAAAAAATGCACCAAAAGAAATACCCACAAATCAAAGATGATATTGAAGAAGTTTACCAAATGGTGTACGATAAAAAAATTCTTCCTTCAATGAGATCTTTACAATTCGGTGGAAAACCAATTGAAATTTCACCAAACCGAGTTTATAACTGTGCATACATGCCTATTGACCATTTTGATGCATTCTCTGAAACAATGTTCTTGTTGTTAGGTGGTACAGGTGTTGGATTCTCAGTTCAAAAACATCACGTAGAAAAACTACCTGAAATTAAAAAACCAAACCCAAGTAGAACAAGAAGATATTTGATTGGTGATAGTATTGAAGGATGGGCAGATGCAATTAAAGTTCTTATCGAATCTTATTTAGGTGTTAAATCATCAACACCAATTTTTGACTTTTCAGATATTCGTCAAAAAGGAGCCCTATTGGTTACTTCAGGTGGAAAAGCTCCTGGTCCACAACCATTAAAAGATTGTATTCATAACATTACCAAAGTATTTGAAAACAAAGTTGACGGTGAAAAACTTTCACCTATTGAAACTCACGATATTGTTTGTCATATTGCAGATGCAGTACTAGCAGGTGGTATTCGTAGAGCGGCTTTGATTTCATTATTTTCTGCTGATGATGATGAAATGATTTCTTGTAAGTCAGGAAATTGGTGGGAATCAAATCCACAAAGAGGTAGAGCAAACAACTCGGCAGTTCTTCTTCGTCACAAAGTAACTAAAGAATACTTCATGGATCTTTGGAAACGAATTGAATTGTCAGGAGCTGGAGAACCAGGAATTTACTTATCTAATGATAAGGACTGGGGGACAAACCCTTGTTGTGAAATCGGTCTTCGACCATATCAATTTTGTAACTTGTGTGAGGTAAATGCGTCTGACATTGAATCCCAAGAGGATTTTGAAAAACGAGTTAAAGGTGCCGCATTTATTGGAACACTACAAGCAGGATATACTGACTTCCATTATCTTCGTGATGTTTGGAAAAGAACGACTGAAAAAGATGCTCTTATTGGTGTTGGTATGACAGGTATTGGATCAGGTGTTGTTTTGGGTTATGATATGAAGGCAGCCGCAATTGCAGTGAAAGAAGAAAACGAAAGAGTTGCAAACCTTATCGGTATTAACAAGGCCGCAAGAACTACTACCGTTAAACCATCAGGAACCTCATCTTTGGTTTTAGGTACATCTTCAGGTATTCACGCTTGGCATAATGATTTCTATTTAAGAAGAATTCGTGTTGGTAAAAACGAAGCAATCTATTCTTACTTAACAATCAACCACCCTGAATTAGTGGAGGATGAGTTCTTTAGACCTCATGACACTGCGGTAATTACAATCCCACAAAAGTCACCTGAAGGATCTATTCTTCGATACGAGTCAGTATTCCAAATGCTGGAACGTGTCAAAAAGGTATCACAAGAGTGGATCAAATTTGGACACAGAGGAGGTCAAAACTCACACAACGTATCTGCTACAGTTTCAATCAAAGAAGATGAGTGGGAACTGGTAGGTGATTGGATGTGGAATAATAGAAAATTCTATAATGGACTTTCAGTATTACCCTACTCAAACCATACTTACAAACAAGCACCTTATGAAGATTGTAGTAAAGAAGAATACGAAAAATTACTTAAAACATTAACAAATGTTGATCTCACGAAAGTAATTGAACTACAAGATAATACTAACTTATCTGGTGAAGCCGCTTGTGCGGGTGGAGCTTGTGAAATAGTATAATAATGACAGTAAGTGCATCAAACGATTGGATACAACAGTTATATGTTCAGGAGACAACAAAAAAATCTCCTGAACCTGACTTTTATAAAGATGAAAATGGTAGGTTTGTAATGACCAAATCTTTTCACATTAAAAGAGGAAGTTGTTGCGGGTCCAAGTGTAAACACTGTCCTTACAAACCAAAATACCAAAAAGGTACTCAACAAATACAAAAATCACTACTTAGGTAGTGATTTTTTTTTATGGGTGTATTTATCTAATAAAGATGTCATGAAGATTAAGATAACAGAAAGTCAATTAAAAAATATCGTTAAAAAAATACAAGATAGTAAAAACATCAATGAGTCTTGGTATGATGACGCATTAGATTTTGTTAAGTCTTCTTATGAAACTATCGCGGGTAAAACTAAAGAAATCTTCAAAGACATAACTGGAATTAATTATGGTGATAAAGATAATGTTAAAAGTGGTGAAATACCAACAAAAAAAGAAATAGAAAAAAATATTAACAAATTCGAAAAAGACAAAGGACCCGACAATACTGACGGTAAATTAAAAAATATAATCATAGGAGACTCAACTGTTCCCTATTTAGATAACGCGATACAAAAGGCGAGTAGGATAAATAAAAAAGGTGGAGAAAGTTCCTTGTGGTTGGGGGGTATGAGTGTAATTTGGTTGATTGGAGCCCTTAGAAAATTTCCTGTAAACACAGATGTTGAGAATGTTATTATTAGTATGGGAACTAACGGTGGATTTGGAAAATATTTGAAATACGATGTTGGTGAACTGTTCAGTTTGTTAAGAAAAAAATTCCCTAATTCGAAATTTATTGTTGTACAAGGATCTTGGGGTTGGGGATCTTTAAAAAATATTGATGAAAAAGACGTTAAAAACTATTACAAAAAGTACAAAAGAGAAGGGGCGACCGTTATTGAGCCACCAATAGGGGATGTTGAACCACACGGAGACAGACCTGTTTATCAAAAAATCGCAAAAGTTATTGACGGAATGTTATAAAAACAAAAAAGATAGTTACCACAATTATTTATTCAAAATTACTATGATGTATATTTATTTGATATGTCACAAGGTATTACATACGGTATAACATTTCCATTCAGAGATTCATTTACAGGTGTGTATTTGGACGTTTCTGATACAAACCAACAAGAGATTAGAAATTCACTAATACATTTATTATTGACAAGAAAAGGGTCAAGATATTATCTACCAAGTTTTGGTACAAGACTTTATGAATATATTTTTGAACCCTTGGACGGACCAACATTTTCGGAGATTGAGTCTGACATAAGAGACGCGATTGGTGAGTTCATGCCTAATTTACTTGTGACCGAAATAAAAATAGAATCGGGATCGACAGGTTTAGAAAATAAAGGTTACACAATTAATGAGTATGATCAAAAGGAATTTAAAGTTTCGGGTATTTCAGAATTAGAACACACCGCTAAAATCACAATAAATTACAGAATTACAAATCAATCATTTAATGAAAGTGATTTTGTAATCATTAATATTTAATAATATGGCAGAGAAAAAAATATCCTATACAACTAGAGATTTCCAAGGCACAAGGACCGAGTTAATAAATTTCACAAGAACATACTATCCTGACCTTGTTCAAAATTTTAATGATGCCGGAATTTTCTCGGTATTATTAGATTTGAACGCTGCGGTGACAGACAACCTACAATTTCAAATTGACAGAAGTATACAAGAGACCGTTTTACAATTTGCACAACAAAAATCGTCAATTTATAACATAGCAAGAACCTACGGTTTAAAAATACCGGGACAAAGACCATCAGTCGCTTTGGTAGACTTTTCAATAACTGTTCCCGCTTTTGGAGACAAAGAGGATTTGAGATATTGTGGTATACTCTCAAGAGGGTCACAGGTGAACGGTGCTGGCCAAACATTTGAGACAGTATACGATATTGACTTTGCTTCAGCAATAAACGTTGAAGGGACCCCAAACAGACTTAAAATCCCAAATTTTGATGCTAATGGTAACCTATTGAATTATACAATTAAAAAAAGAGAGGTTGTTGTTAATGGATCAACAAAAGTTTTCAAAAGAGTTATCACACCCAACGACATTATACCGTATTTCCAATTATTTTTACCTGAAAAAAATGTTTTAGGTGTAACCAGTGTGATTTTAAAAGATGGAACACAATATACAACAATTCCACCCGCTCAAGATTTTATAACATTAGGTCCTGATAGATTGTATGAAGTGAAAGCCTTAGTCGAGGATAGAGTTTTTGTTGAAGATCCAACCAAACCTTCTGACCAACCAGGAATAAAAGTTGGTAGGTACATATCAACTTCTCAAAAGTTTATAACCGAATATACTCCTGAAGGATTTTTAAAAATGACTTTTGGTGGTGGTAATGTATCTGCTGAAGAACAACTAAGAGAGTTCGCAAGAGACGGAAAAGGAATGGATATATCAAGATACATAAATAACTTGGGACTTGGAAGTGCGCTTAAATCCAATAGTACATTATTCGTTCAATATAGAGTTGGAGGAGGATTAGCAACAAATGTTGGTGTTGACGCAATAAACCAAATCGGTACCGTAGTATTTTCTGTGAATGGTCCGTCCGAAACCATAAATAGAACTGTAATCAACAGTCTAAGATGTAATAACGTAACTGCCGCAATAGGAGGGGCAAACGCACCTACTACGGAAGATATCAGACAAATGGTATCCTTTAACTTTGCCGCTCAAAACAGAGCGGTAACCGTAAATGATTATGAGTCCGTTATTAGAACAATGCCGTCTATATTTGGTGCACCAGCAAAAGTTTCAATAGTTGAAGAAAATAACAAAGTTAAAATTAAAATGTTGTCTTTTGATACAAGTGGAAACTTAACAGATGTTATATCTAACACCTTGAAACAAAACGTGGCTAACTACTTATCTAATTATCGGATGATCAACGACTACATTTCAATTGAAAGTGCTGAACCAATAGACTTAGCGGTTTCGTGTGATGTGGTGTTGGATAACTCACAAACACAAGGAGCTGTGGTAGCTAAAATCATTGAAATTATATCAAACTATTTCAACCCACTAACAAGACAGTTAGGACAAAATGTTGTGGTTTCAGAACTAAGAAGACTGATACAATCTCAAAACGGGGTAATTAGTATTTCTGAAATGAAGTTTTTCAATTTAGTTGGAGGACAATATTCATCATTCGAAACTTCACAAACATATTCAGATCCAGTAACAAAAGAGATATACTTATATGCTGACGTTATTTACGCCGAACCATCTCAAATTTATCAAATTAGATTTCCAAA